GCTCTGATCACAGTGCTTTGTGAACCAAAGTAGTTTAATCGATAATAATAGGTAATACCAGGTACACCACCAGTTCGATATGTGAAGAGATATTCACTACCTAAGGTGAGTAACTGTTGTCTTACTCTATTAGTCTCTAATACGCCTACTCTACTTGACAAAGCATTAAGATCTAAGCTTATGTTGGTTACAAGAGTACTTAGAACAGTTGTTGTATTCTCTAATGTTAAAATACGACTGTTATAACTATTAACTGTTGTTGTCAACGTAGAAACTTCTCCTGAAAGAGAAGTTACTTGGGTTGATAAACTATCTACCTGAGATGCTAGAGGTTCTATTTCTGTTGCCAGAGATAGTACATCTGCTTCTAAAGTATCTAGTTGCGTGTTAACAGCTATAAAAGAGGTATTATTAGCAATTTGATTTGCATCAACAATTTGACCTAGTTGCCTAAGTTGATCATTGACTTCATCCAGCCGAGTATTTGTGCTGGCTAACTGTGTCGATATTGATGGTACATCTAATGTATCTAACACTCGGAACAAAGTACTATTTGTTCCAAAGATAATGTCTCCTATTTCAGTCGTCATTATCTAATTGTTCATTTTGCCTTTCAGCTAAATGAATAAGCCTATTCAACCCATGTCGAATTATGTCAAATAATATACATAAGCATATCATGATGACACAGGGACCAATCAATTCTGTGTAGTACATAGATGAGATGTATCGTTAAAATACCGTTCAATGTATTTTTGTTTTGCAACAGGGTAAGGTACTGCCACAATACTTGCCAAATGACTGCGTAAATCTAAATCTTCACATTTACTAAGTTTGTATCGGAAAGTATTGTAATAGCCTTCACCATGCAATACAGCTTCGAATAGAGATTGCTCTACTAAATTATACCATATTACACGTTCAGAGTTTTCAATTTGAGTCCACACGAATGGAGACTCTATTGATCTCTGTAATAGAGGAGCAGTAATTAAACCTTCCCACTCTATTAGTCCTCTTTTGAGGAATTGGGCTTGATCAATGGGACAGAACTTTCGTTCTACACCATCTTTAGCTCCGGGCGTTATTTCATGCCCTATTGAACTCATGACTTCCTTTGCAGTTAAATAATTATACTTTTCAGCATAAGTATTTGAGACTGATTCAACTTTGTCATCGCCGAAGGCAACTCCACGAACATTTGATCTGAAGTGACTCAAATCACAATTTCCTGTTGTTTTAATCCACGTATAAAACGATAATAGATCGTTACAAATACAATTTATTACTGTGGTTAGATATTCTCCACTTTTATTTCCCCTTTCGGTTTGATAAACTGTATCGTAATCGACTACCATTGTTTTAATAGCTTCTTCCTCCAAGACAGATCTTGCTGTATCCCAGAAATCTGGTGCATTTTTCTGAATTACTGCACGTACAATTTTAAATGCTGCGTGCATCAACTCACCATGAAGATGTTTATCATAGTTTGAAAAATCCATGTCAAAAACATTGGGATGGGCATTAAGATGCTCATAAATGGCCTTCCATTGCAATGAATGAGGATTAACCCCAATTGCATGATTTAATTTTAGGAAAGCTTTTGAATAAGCTTCTTTAAAATTGCTAAATAAAGCTGCGTCACAAACCACTTTCTCAACAGGTATACAATGAAAAACTCGCGTTTTACCATTTTCTACTGCTGAGATTTTGATCAGTGCATCTTTTAACTTAGAGTTGCTCAAAGAAATCATTCGCTCTCCTTGTTTAGCTGCTTCTAGTTTAGCAATTATCCGATTTTTCAATCGAATGCCATTCTTGTTATCACGGAAAGATATTACTCCGTCGACATTTTGCAAGAAGTCACTCTTCTTAGAACACCCTGGGAGTTCATTCCAGGGAATTCCACAAGCTTTGTCTAACTCCATTCCTGTACAGAAAACGTTTTCACGATCTCCATTAAGGCCGAGGTCGATAACATCTTCAATAATTGAAGTTGTTCGCTTTATATGACCAATTTTCATTGCCATTTCATCTATAAATTGAGTTACGCAGATTTTAAGCGTCTCCGAATCCATAGATGGTAGTTCTTTACACATAACACCATTAGGTATTAAAAGTAAGCTCTTATCCCCATTTCCATTTTCTGGAATAGGAATTTTAATTCGCTTATCATTACCATCAAGAGGGCCAGGTTGTAACTGTTCCTCAAACTGATTATAAAAAGATGAATATCTCCAATGAGCTAGACTTTTAGTACCTGCTGGTTTAGTTTTGAACTTATACTTACCTAAATAAGTACATGCAGGACCTTCAGGAAGGTCTGTTGGGAATCCTAAGACTATAAGTTTACTCCAGGGATCTTCTTCAAATCCATGTTCTAAAAACAGCAGTAAATCTTCTTTTCTAAGAATAGAAGCATACCAATTCACTGGAGTTCCCCCACTATGAAAGCCAATTATTTTGGACAAATATCTATCACTATATGATAGAATAAGTCCGCCACAATCGCCTTTTCGAGCTAAATCTACATTCAAATTTAACTCTGAGATTTGG